TCGCCTTCGCGAGCTTCTGCTTCATCGTTTAATGCTTGCTCAAGGCGGATTTCTACGTCGTATAATGGCTCATCAATTGTATCAATAATTGACTTTCCTTTGTATACAATGTCGTAAATACCAACCGTACCTTCTGCTCCAGGATAATTTTCTTCTGGAGGCTCGGCAGGGCTTGCTTCGTAATGTACTTCTGCCTCTACCCATGTATCGGCATCTTCGTCCAAGCAGACTTCCAAAGTAAGACTATCGGATGTCATATCTTCGGTTAGGTTAGTTTCGGAAAGCGAAACACTCATCGAAGCGCCATTCCATTTTTGGTTTGCCCAACCAGAAACATCTTCATCATAAACAATGATTGGTTTTTTAAGATCAATTGAGCTTTGTGTAGCATAACGATTAACAGCTTCTTTTGTGCCATCAGCCCATTTAATAATATAATATCGAGATGTGCCTAAAGTATCAGCAGTCGGATCAGTGCCGTCAGGCGCACCACCAACAGTTTGTGGGCCGATACCTTCAACAGTGCCGGACATACCATCGGTCATGCGCTCGGTAGCTCTGCCGATGTTATCTTTAACATTTCCGCCAGAAACTGCTTCGTTTACATTTTGTACTTGATTTAAAATATGCCTAATATCATCTTGTCTATTCATAGCTTTTCCTTATAAATCTAATTCGCTCGCGCCTTTAGTTTTAGCTTTGGATTTTTCATCGCCGCCTTTCTTTCCAATGGCTTTCATTGCATCTTTACTAATTTTATCTTTATCTTGCTTCTCTTGATCTTCACCTTTATGACCAGCCCTGCTTGGCATTTTGAAGTTGATTACGAAATTTGTATCTCCTTCAGGTGTATCTTGTACCGGATCAATTGAATCAATTGAATCTAACGTATTTAGAAAATCTAACAAAAACTCTCTATCAATTGCCATAACATTCGATGTAGTACTCTTAGCCGCAGAAGCAAGTTCATCTTCTAATGGTTTGAGATAAACTTTATCCATATTAGATGCTTGCATTTGAGTAATGCGATCAATAATATAATTTTCAGTTGACGCAACCATGCTTTCTTCAGAAACCATAGTAGGTTTAAGAATTGTTTTTACATCATTACCAAATAACTCATCTAACTTCATAGTTTATTCCTCGTATTAAGATTATTTCTTCTTCTTACCACACCACTTTTTAGCCATTTCAACAATAGAACGCGCTTCTTCAAGTGACAACCATTTAGCTACCTGATGTTGGTAACCTGTGTTATATTCTTGAAGCTTACCACGCAATGTGTCGAGCTTAAATTCTTGTGGAAGTTTATAATCTTCTTGGACATCGCCATGTTTTTTACGAACACTTGCAATCTCTTCTTCTAAAGACGTAATTTGCTTTTGTGTATCTTTAGCCATCACTTCTTCAGCGATTGCACCCGACACGATATAGTGGCTACCTTCAGTAGTTCTGGCCACTTGCCATGTTTCTGGATCGCCGTACTTTTCAGCTAATTGTTTTACAACATTGCGGGGAGTGCCTAATTTGATATCATGTCCGAACGTTTCTTTTACAGACATAGACTTGGATGATTGAACACTGGAAATACGATTTTTAATATGACCTAACATATCATCTTCTGCAATTTCCATTACATCTTCAACAACCATATGTTCATTAATTGGAGTAGCAGGATTATCAGCAGACGCGGCTAATGCCTTCTTCAAAGCTTGTGGATCGTTAGCTACATCATTTGCAGCTTTTCTTAATTCCGCCGGCGTGGCATCTTTAATCTCTTCTTGCTCGTCTTCGGCTTCTTCTTTTCGTTCTGCCGGAGTTTTCGGACCTTTATCATCGTCATCGGCATTGTCGGCTAATGCACCGGCAATTGCTGATCCCATTTTACCAATGCCTCTACTAATTGAAGAAGCTACACCTTCTTCAAGATCCAAAGCTTCGCGTAACGCATTACCAGGAGTTTGAGCATTCTCCAGTTCTGAATCTTTTTCTTCTTGGATAGATGTTTCATATGCTTCGGTTAGTTCATCTAACTCAAAACCATAACGGTCGGCAATTAACTCGGCTTCTAAGGAGTCGAAGCTTGTCTGCTTCTAGAAGTTCGTTAATAGCANTTTGCAAATCTTGTTCGTAAACAGTTTTAGCTTCGTTTACTTCTTTTTTTTTAGTTTCGGAAAGTGCAGGTTTTTTATTTCTTGCGGATTCTTTACGAGCACGACCTAGTGGTTCGTCGGAACCCATATCTAAATCTAGGGCATCGTCGGCTTCTTCGCTTTCTTCATCGCCGCCTAACTCTAAATCGCCTTCTTCACCGCCGAAGTCAGCTTCTAAATCGCTGGCGCCTAATTCTGCATCTGCAGGTTCTTCAGAATCCATATCCATTTCCATATCAGAAGATTCAACATCTTCATCGGAAAGCTTGCCTTCTAAACGCAATACATGAGAATTGATTTGTTCACGGGCAGCTTTAACAGCTTCCAAAGCCGTGCTTAAGTGTTCGTTAGCAGAACCGTCGAATTCTTCAGCTTGTTCTGGGGAGAACTCACCTTTCATGTTATCTACTAATGGCATGATATCTTCTACAGACATTTTTGCGATTTTTTCTGCAGTGTCTTGTAAACGGTTAACTACATCTTTTGCCGCAAGAATTAATTCTGCGCGTTCTAATTCACCTTCAAGAAGTGTTGCTACACCATAACCTGGTTCTAGCTTCTTTTGTTCTTTTAGAAGATCATTACGCTTTTGCATTAGCTTCTTCATTTCTTCTAATTTTTTTAGTTTTGCAATATTGCTCATGTTAAACTCCTATTAACGATTGCTTAAATTTGTATTAGTATTTATATAATTAGAACGTTGGCTGGCGGGTACCGTCACCTACCGGTGTATATCCGGCTGCATCATCACCTTCCATATCATCACCTGGATGTTCGGACCAATCTTCGTTCATTGTAATTGTATCACCAGGCTGCATTTGTCTTGCATATTCAATAGCAAATTTCTGCGCGCCTTCTTCTGTTTGCGAGAAGTAATTTCCTAATTCACCACCGATGTTGGATAATGAAACTCTATATCCGTCATATCCAGCAGATTCTTCAAGCGGTGCAACATCAGTTTCATCAATTTCTTCTTCAGAAATACGACCTTCGTTAGCTTCTTTATAAGCGCCAGCATATGTACCATCTTCTTTCATGGTTTGGATATCTTTTTGAGTACCTTCTTCCAAGGCCTCCATGATTTTACGCATATCTGTATCGTGTGACATTTATTTATCTCTCATTAAGGTTGCGATCATATTCATTAAATCATCGGCATCTTGTATTTTAGTATCCATCGCACCAGCACCGCCTAATGTAAAGGTAGCTGCCGCAACTCCATTAATTTCTACGAAACCAACTTCTTCGCCATTTCTATCTTGGTACTCTAGCAAATAACTATCGCCAGTTTGATCATCATCAAACTCATATCTAGTTGGTTGCGCCCAATTGCCTACAGCTTCGTCGACTTCTTCAAGATCATTTTTCTTAATATAANCAGGTCTTGAAGGATCTGCTCTTAACCCTGGGGTCTTTACTTCGTCTTCTTTTGAGAAACCTTCCGGTGGTGTTTCTTCTCTGTAATCCTTACCCATTTGCTTTAAGCGTTTGATTTTCAGCAGGATCGTTTGGATTATCTTCTTCCCACGTTTCAGAAATAGTTAAGCTTTCCATAATTTGACGCATAGTTTCATTAGTCATTATTTTTCTCCCAAATAGGCTGTCCTGGACGGAAGCTTTGCAAGTCCGTATCCATAATTGCGTTGTGTGCGGCATAAGTAAATTGCTTAACAGCATTTTCTCTTAAACCGTTTACTTTAGCTTTATTTATTAAGAAATTGAATAAAACTTTATTAGCATCTTGCGTCTTTTGTGCTTCTTTAAGCATGTGGCGCAGATTCTTACTTGTTAACATATTAAGAGTTTCAAGCATTGCTTCGTGATAAATAGGATCTTCAATCTTACTATTAAAAGTTTCTAAGTAATTTTTGCCTTCAGTTTTATATGATTCTACTACAACGGATAGTTGTGTATTTGTGTCATTTGCAACTCTCTCTGCCGCTTCAACAATTTTATTAAAACTGCGAGGGCGATTAAGTTCTTTAATCATCTTAAGCGCATGTCTGCGCTTGTTTAAACCTTCTTCAACTTTCTTATCTTCGTTAGAAGTATCTTCTTCTGGTTTGTTAGATTCAGGTTCTTTTGGAGACTCTTCTGATGTTTCTTTAGCAGGTTCTTTAGATTTTTCTTTAGTTGGAGATGTAGTTGTAGCCGCTTTACTTTCGCCACCATTATAATGCTTGTTATTATCGTTTTGCAAGTCTGTATCTTTTGGAATATCGCGTTGCTCTGTATTTTCAGGATCTTGATTAAATTCGTTTTTAACAACACCATTTTTTCTATTACCTGATTCGTAATCTGCATCTACACCAGTTTCTAAATCTGCAGGTAAACCAGTTTTGGTTTCTTTACCCGGAGTAGCCTTGTTCTTAGCAAGCAAATCAATTGGATCTTCAACAGAACGTTCTCCGTCTTGACTAGCAATTTTTGTTGGATCTCTATCGTCTGCATAACCATCCGTGCTCGGACCCGGTCCAGATTCATAACGATCAACAACATTCTTCTCATTGTATGTTGTATCGGAAGGTTTTAATTCTGAAGAATCATCGTCGTTTCCCATCTCTGGAGTGATAACAAAAGCGTCAGCATTCCAATCTTCTTCAGCTGCATAATCATAATCATCATAACCGTGATCACCGTTAGGATCTCTATCGTCTGCATAATCGCCTGTTTGGTCTTTGCCGTCAAAATCCTGCCCAGCGTCTTTATGCATGTCTTTACCTATCTCTACTTCTGGCTCGATCTCTTTACCGTCAGATGTTTCTATAATAATAGATTCAGTTGCCAAATCCTTTGATACTGATGAAAATAATTTCGAATATGTGTCTTCTATAGACGTCCTAACATCTGATATAAAAGAAAGCATTGAAGAAGTTCCAGGAATAGCAGACATCTCGTGAGCTTTTTGATCTAATAATGTTAAAATCTCTAAATATAATTCTTTAACGCGGGTTGAATTAGTTCTAATATCAAGAATTGCTTTAGAAAAACGGGAATGACTTGAAGTTAATTCGCTTCCTAACTGCGCGAACATCTTGTCTCTGCGTAACTCATTGATATTTAATATTGTTGATTCGCCTAATAATGCAGACTTGCCGAGCTTACGCTCTTTAAATATCGCGGCGTTTATTTTTTCTTGGGTTCGAATAGAATCTAATTTATCATTAAAACAATCTGGATACATTTTTTTACCAAACATGCTTTCCTGTAAATGTTCAATCATTGTTGTTATTTGATTAGTTGTTTCATTAATACCGGATTGCTTTTGCATTTTCTTTGTACGGACTTTGCCGTCAAAATCCTGACCGGCGTCTTTATGCATATCTTTGCCCATTTCGACTTCTGGCTCGATCTCTTTGCCATTTTCCGTTTCCGTTAGACGACTCTCATTTACTTTAATATGTGTACCTACTTCATAATCTCCAGACAACGCAACTTTCATTTGCATTGCAAATTCTTTTGCATCATTTAGATTATCAAAATGTAAAATTTGAGTATAAATGTTCTTTTCGGAAAGATTGTCGTTGCTAAATTTATTAACCTCTATTTCCACTTTTTTAAGCGGAATCATATAAGCAATATAGGCGGTATATTTTGGATCTTTTGCTAGATCTGCATATTGAGAAATTACTCGTTTTATGTTTTCATCTTCAATATCTTCATCTATAAAATTCCCAGCAACTTTATACATCTCATAAATTTCAGTAATGTTTTCTTCAGGTACCGTGATATTTCTATCATTACATTCATTAACTAAATTACTTATTTTTTCTAAATAATAATCGGCGCGTTCTTTTCTATTACGGTCCTCTCCCATTTTTTGCATTTTCTTTGTACGGACTTTAGCACCTTTTCTGGCAGGGCCGATCTCCGATAGGAAAATGCGAACAGCTTCGCAAATTAACGAAGCTTGGGCATATTCTGGATTATTATGATATGAGTTGTAGGCATCTTCTAAAAGGATTTCTGTTTTACGATTTGTCCAGCTTTCATAAACTTCGCGTAGCTCAGATTCAGGTACATCGAAGTCAAGTCTAACATTATAGACCTTCTTTAATGTATGTAAAATTTTATTTAAATTTGCGCGTTGCCCTAATTCATCTAGATACATAGTAAACCCTTTTTTAACTGCCACTGTATAAAGTATTTAGCGAAAAGGATTAGATGTTTTAACTTCTAAGGGATCTTTTATTAGCTTCTACAAGCTTACGTTTTGTTGAAATGGCATTTGCCTTAGCATAATCAAATCGATCTTCCATGATCGCTGCTTTGTTCTCGTCGCCACGTTTACGGGCTTGGATGGCTCTAATCTTGAACATTTTGGCATCTTCTCTGCATGAGAAAAATGACTCTTCTAACTCTAAAACGTTAGAAACTTCTTTACTATTGATAGTATATCCATTATTTAGATATCTTACCAAAGCATGAGCTGCTTCATAAACGCTAATAGAATCAGCAATGATTTCCTTAGATGTAGAACGTCTAACGTCGAAAACTTTCTCTTCTTTAAGATTAATTTTTTCTGTACGAGAAACGATTTCCCATACACCAATCTTAACACCGGCATTTGTTTTATGCGTATCCAACGCTTCAACAACTACTGGATCGGTACTTTCGGTTAAAACTTCAACTGCATGTTGAGCTGCGCCACCATACAAGTCATTAATAATATTTGTAAAATTACCCATAGCAGGGTCAGGTTGTGCCGCGGCTGTTGCCGTCGGCGATGTCGGAATGCCTTGATTAGAAGTACGGGGAGCAACTGATGGTGTCATACCAGCGGTATTGTCATTGAACCCTTCCATAATCCTACGGAATTTATCCATTTCTGCGACTTCTTGTTGCGTTGTAACACCTACTGGTGGTAAATCATTAGACATTTTTCTCTCCTGTTATGTACGCTCTACACGTTTTAACAAGTTTACACTATAAGACCACTCGTTGTCAATTTTCTCATGTTCTAAAATACCGCGCGAAACGAGTCTTCTGGCTACTTCGCGTTCGCGTTCGCCTAAGGACTCTTTGGTAAGTTTAGTCTCTTCTTTGATCTTATTGACTAGGATATCTTCTTCCTCATTTAAAGGAACATTGATACCGCCGTTGATCTCAATATAACGCATCTTACTTACTTTGAATTTGCGTCAAAAAATGCTTTAGCAAATCCACCTTCACGGTTTGCAGATTCACGAATTGTTTGATTGCGTTCCTTTCTAGAAAGTCTTTTACCTTCTTTTAAGAATTGAGAACCCATTGCTCTCATCTGAGCAACAACTTCTTCGGCACGGTGAAGAACATCTTTATAATCACTGATTTTTAGATCAGGAGATTTAGCAAGCATATCGTTTAGAGAAGATTCAATCTCAGAACGTGCATCACCCAAACCTGCTGGTTCAGCAATTGGGTCACCCATGGAAGAAACAGGAGCAACATCATCCATTGCACTCATGTCTACCATATCATCTGCTGGTAATTCAGCTGGAACGTCCATTTCTGGTTCGTCTACAACTTCCATATCAGCGCCGCCCATTGGTTCGTCGATTGGAGCGTCCATTGGTGCATCGATAGCATCAGGGCCGATTTCGCCCGGGAGACCTTCGTCGCCCATTGGATCGTCTGCCACGAACTCATCTTCTGGTTCTTCGCCTAAAAGAGATTCATCAACTTCTTCGACAGCTTCTTCAACCTTTTCATCGGCATCTTCAACTTTCTCTTCAGTGGCTTCATCTATTTGATGAAGCGGTGGAATACCAGCTAGTGTTTGCAAGCGAGATAAACCGGAAACGCCGGCCATACCTAATACATGCTCATCTAATTTCTTTTGTTCGTTACTCATCGTCAACTCCTTGTTTCGCGACTAATTTGTTGTTGCGGCGATCCGCTTTAGTATATTTAGCTTCTGTATGCGGACCAGCTGCACCGGATTGTCGTTTGGCTACCATATCTTTCCATGCTGGATCTCGTTCTTTAGATTTAACCTTTTTCTTTTTACCCTCATCCAAAGCACTTTTACCAAATTGCTTTGCGACTTGGTCTTTTTTCTTTAATGCTCTTAATTCATCATACATATTTTCAGGAACATCTTTGCCTGCTCGTTGCATACGAACGATTTCTAATTGTAAATCTAATACTTGACTAGCATATTCAGTTAAATGGGAACTGCTTTCCTCTACCCAATTCTCACCTCTTCTTTTTGCAAGTTCTTTATGGATTGCATTACGACCAGATTGAGGAGCACCGGCTCTAGAAAGTTTATCAGCTAACGCTTGCAATTCTTCGTCGGACTTATTTGCAAAGCGGTCTTTTGGTGTTTTGTCTCTATACGGACGGTCAAATGGGTGAATAAACTCATCTAATTGTTCATCGATAGTATCTTTGTGGGCTTTGAAAATAAAAACTCCTAGTCCTTCGTTTGTCCAACCGCGGCGTCTAGCTATTCGCAAGATGGGACCATATCGCCGTTCCATCTCTTTGCGGATGTTTGCTTGCTCTTCTGGAGTTTCTAGGAAATAATCACTCTGATCCATACGGAAATTATCTTTATCGTTGTAACGTTTTGCTTCATCGACATTCTGCGTACCAGCCCATGATTTATAAGCACGTTTTGCTCTACCGTGATTTTTTAATTCAGGGTGTTGCTTACGGAATTCTTGGAAGGACATCAATGTTTGTTCAACCGGTGTTTCCTCTGGGTTAGCTTTTCCTGAACGGCCTCGCTCATTAACTTTAGGTGCGTATTGGCCACTTTTCGTGTGATAATCAATGTAGCTTTCATCACCAAACTCATCTTCCATACGCGACATGAAATACTCACGCATTTGTTCAAGCACACTAGGATCTCGAACAATATCTTGATCAAGGAATACCTCAAGGTCATCAAAATAATCAACTCCAGCATGAATAGCTTGGTTTACTTGTTCACGGCCTCGCTCAATTTTCTCTTCTGTACGTTCGTAATCATCTTGCGGGGTATAAAATTCTTTTAATCTCATTGTCTTTCCTATTTCTTATTCAATGCCGCGACACGTTTTGAAGCTGGGTTAGTTCTTTTTGACTTCTTGGCCTTGCGAGCCATTTTTTTGCCTTGTTTAGCTTTTGTTCTTTTTAAACTGATGCGCTTTTTCATATCAGGTGGAGCAAAGCATTGAGCAGGTTTCGAAACAACTCGGCCTTTTCTTGGACCAGATGAGCAACGGAACTTGCGAACTACTTTGTTGCCTGATTTAGCCCATGCCATTGCTTCGTCCAAATCATCTTCAGTAACGTCCTCGAATTGAACATCTTCTTTATAACACTGAGGGCAATCATTGCGCTTTCTAAGTTCAGCACGAATAGCCTCTGCCATGCCAGATGTATAAGCATTGTTGAACATATCAAGAAGTTGCTCGGTAGTGTACTGAGAATAGTCTTCATTAATTTGTTCTGATTCAGTAATGCCTGCTTGTTGTAAACGCTCTTTAACGTTCATATATAATCGGCTAACAATACCGAAGCCAAATTCAGATTGGGCAAGAAGGAAAGCGTCAGTAAATGACGTTCCTGTTGAAATCATATTTTTAATAAAAGGATATATTTCATCAAATGCTTCGCGGTGTTCAGTGTCTGAACGCAGATCTTTATACTCGTTTATATCGTTATTATATATTTCGTTCAATAGCATTCGCAATCTCCTTGTTAATGTATTTATTAAAATGATGCTTTTTCAAAATACAAATTAATGCTATTTTCTGTATCAATAATAGGATTCGTGATTTGAACGGTCTCTTTTAAATTAGTTATAATTGGAATTTTGTGACATATTTCGATCAATCTTCCTGCTGGAGCAGGTGAATCAAAAACATTAGTTTGTTCAGCACCTAATGTAAATCCCCATACAGTATGGACACCAGTATATCCTGGACCGAATTTGTATGTTGATAGATCTTGATTTTTCATTATTACAGGTTGCTGTAGGATAGTAGGCTGTGTGATCATTGAAATTAACTGTGTCAATGTTTCCCAGTTCCGTTGTTGGTTTCGCGACCGATCCCATGCGTCTTTTCCGTTTACAACTTGATCGGCATTATCCAAAAATGTCGGTAAACCGGGATTGTATTGGGCCAATACACCAGTGTTAGTAATGTCAATTAATGAGTACCCACGTATATATTCACGCATCCCCATTACGTTAGTTTCTGATAGACCGTGCGATCTGCTTGATTCAATCTGCGCCATAATTGTATTTATAGTCAATGAAGAACCCCTTTCAAATTAATGAAAGGGGTTCTAAATGTCAATTCTTAAATTTAATTAAGCAATTTCTAAGGCACGAACTGCTACTGTTGTACCAACCAAAGTTTGTGTACCATAGTTAGCAGCCAAAGCTACGATGTCAGCAGTAAGATCAATGTCGAACTGAACAGGATCTGCTACGCCGTTTTCAAGAGCGAAAGTTTGTTGTGTGCCAGTTGTGAACAAAGGTCCAACAGCAACGATGCTATTGCGTTTAGCTACAACTTGTTGAACAGCCGCCAAACCAGCTAGGGCTGTGCCTGAACCGTTTGTTTCTGCTGCCATTGTTGCAGGGTATGTGATTGTAACGAATGTTAGGTCTGGACCTACCATTTCTACGCCTGTTGTGATAGACGCTGGGTGTGCTTTTGCTAATTCAGCCATTTTATATTCTCCAAAAAATGTAGAAAGTCTTTGTTTCTACTTGTTATTATTTATGCAAGAACGAAAAAAACTACGGGTTATGCAATGCTAATTTAAAATCTCACATCATAACATCACTTAATTTTGATCCTACGTAATATCCTGTTGCCACGGCTGCCGCAGCCTTCGCCCATGTTGGGACTTTGAAGCCTTTGTCTTTAGCCTTATCTAAGTCATCAAGTTCAGGAACCATTTTCTTATTCTTCGTAGTATCTGCCCATGGCTTGAAGATGTCACTCATATATCGACGATCTTGACGGAAATGTAACATCAATCTAGTCGCTACCATCTTACGTTCGCCTGGTGTAGCTAAACTGTACTCTTGTGTGATTCGACGCATCCGCTTCAAAATACTAGACTGAATGCCTAGCTGTTTTTCTGTTTTGAAGAAGAAATTTCTGTCCAAGGTAGGTTGGAATTTGTCAGCTTTGATATCACGCAACCAACGCTTGAATTGCATTTCTGGAATGCCAATATTACCAGCTGATCCAACGGTATCGGCGAACTTGCTTGGGTTCATGATGATCGCCGCTAAATTATGTAGATCAGTTGCTCCACCCCTAATAGCACTGAAATCAAAAAATCTCAATGTTTTCGCAGCATAAGCTTGCGCTTCTGCTGGATTTTCATACCGAAGCTGTTGAAGCATGAGCATGTGTTCAAAAAATGTTTCGCTAATGTCAGCCATTGTATGGCCGGCCGCATTCCGCTCAATTCTAATATACCTAGCTTCTAATAGCTCGCCTCTGATAAAACTGAACTTACGATCACTAGATGGTTCAGCAGATTCATAGCTCTTTTTTTCAAGCCATTTATCTTCCAATCCTTCGAAAAGATCATCTTCTGCCCAGTATTCAAAATCCATCATCGTACCTTCTTAATACCACGGTTGAATTTACGCGGGTCTTGTGTTCGAATAGAGTTCAATAATCGCTTCTCTAAATCTTGTGCTACGTCTTCGTCATAGCTTTCGTGAATTGATTGAATGAGGCGGATGGCCGAATCGATAATATTGCTCGCTCGATTCTCTAAAACGTGCACCTTGTCACGTTTTACAGCCATTTTATCTAGTTCTTCTAGAAGTGATTTTGTTTTCCTACGCATACGGTATTTAGTAAAATCATTTAAATCGTAGAAAGAATTAATCGTGTAAATACAGTATGAAAACAATGATTATTACACTAAGCTCAACCGATCACAATATAACTCATGAACTAACGCTCGATTTCATACAAAATGGTATGGGCGATAAATGGATAGAACGATTGGAGTGCGCTAAACGCAATAATTATCCAATATCCGAAGATAATCAATTTTATTTTTTAAACAACGAATGGGATAAAGAAGCATGTATTGATCAAATTAACTCAACAGTTGACGAAATCAACATACATTCGCCAGGATTGATCAATCTATGGATGGATGATACATTGAATCAAGATACATTGAATTATTTGCATCATAAATTCGAAGTGTACCACGGTGTATTGGAGGCGTGGCGTGAGCCCGGCCACTTCCTGAATGATAAACCTACTGAACTCCGCACGTTATTGCACCGATTGAATATCTTAGTTCATAGAACCGAACATACTAAAAAGAAAGCTGAACCTAGAATCCGTGTGCCCTGGTATGATTTGCCAAAAGACAAGGTGTTGGCTGATGAAGACTACGATCTGTTTACCTGTAATTTTGAATTCGGTACAGCGTACTTTTCACAATGTGATGTTGGGAAAACAATTGAAGACTTAATGATTGATGATGATGCGCACGTTGAGGTTGGCGGGGTTTGTCAAATGGATCATTACTCAACTGATTTTGACATAAAATTTTACAACACAGATAATGCTGATCAACATTTAAAAGATGTACACGAATTTTTCTACACGAATCAATCACTGTTTGCTAAGTGCGGGCACCATACATTAACCAATAAGGTTACAATAGGAAAAATACCATTCGCTAAATTGCGGTATACGTCCGAAGACGAAGTGTTAAAAATCGTTAAAAATTTCAATCGTGTACTTGATGTAACGGTTCGTTAATTTCGAATTTTGTCTAGCATACCACGTAATTTCTGACCTTGGATGTCCGCTTTGACATGGACAGGTTCATGCTCATCATTACCTTCTTTGCCTTTGATTTTCTTCATAATATCCGACACCGGTGCCGCTCCGTGATCCTGGGCATCTTCACCAATATCAGTGATACGTAGTGTTTCAATGTTGAAACCTAAATCAACTTTCTGACCTACACCAGAACTCGATCGCGTCTTCATGAGCTGAAGCTGATACACACCGCGTTCTCGCATCGCTCTCGAAGTGAAGATTCCAAACAAGTTATCAGCTGTATTGATTTTGGAAATACCACCTGAGATGTGACTGTGATCAAATTCTACTTCGTCAACAGATGAATTATGTGTTAAAATATCATTAGCGTAAAATAGTTTATTACCTGATACATTGATATCAATAGTATCTTCTTCGCCAATGTATTCAATTTCTACAATTTCATCATTAAATTTCATATACTTTTACTCCGCAATCCCAGAAGCGTAACGCCCCATTGTCATCCATTATTTCAAACGCTGTTTTTGAACTATCATTGCCTTGTTCAACTAATACCTTTTTAGTGAATGCCAATCTATGATACATAATGTTATTCACAAAATACCAATGGCATGGCGTCGTTTCCCCGACAATTCTATAATTCATTTTTTCATATGAGTGGCCATCGCCCCATCGCAAATCAACATACGATTTTATAATAGTATTATAACGCTTTTTTACATATGATGTCAATTTAGAAAACCCGCCACGCACATTGCATGATGAACAAAATCTAATAATTTCATACTTGTCAGATTTCGAAAACCGATCCTTGCTAATTGACATATATGATACTAATTCATCGCCATAATATAACCCATGATGTTCAGATGCCCTATTAAACCCCCGTATATGATGCGAATCACAAAATACCCTAGCATCTTTAACTAACACTGGCCTAATCTCACACTCACGAGCATTCAAGTTCCGAGATGTTGATCCTAAATTATGCCTAATGATAGCTTCACATATAGAGCGTTTATTATTCCACTCATAGTCAAGTATAGTCAACAGCTTGATTCCTAATTTTTCACATTGTTGTTGCTTTTTTTGATGATAAAATTTATCAGGTTGTCTTCTGTCAGAATGCCAGTAAACACCACATACTTCAATCGCTAAATGTTTCTCAGGCAAATATATATCAAGTTCCTTTGGTGAGATTATATCTCTTGTATTGTTAATAATCTCACCCGCATACAACGATCGTATATAACATAGTATTTCTTTTTCTATATTACTTTGACCGCCGTATTGGGCTGTCGGATAACATGTTGGGCATTTAGGTAATTTATTGAAGACGTGACTATCAAATATATTATCACATTTTATACAAGACCATGGTTTTACCTCCCTAACCTCATTATATTGTGAAAAATCAAATAATGGTAATGATATTCCATCAATGTCATCTAGCAGATTGTTAAAAAATGTTCGTTGTTTCGCTCGGGCACGTTTTTCTTTTAATTCAGATATCTGACCAGGATTATCCACGCCATACTTGCGTTGGCACGAAGATTTGAATTGTTTCTTATATCTATCTGTTTTAGAATAATGATCGACCCCGTACCGAGCCAAGCAAGTTTGTTTAGTTAATTCTTTACGGTGGTTAGATCGTGATAAACATTTAGTTGAACAAAATTGGGCGTATCCTCTATTGAAATCCAACCACCGTAAATTGCTATCTCCACAATGATCACACGTCTTCGCAATAGGATTTATATAATTATATAATCGCTCAGAAAATGTAGTTCCATTGTAATTATCATTAATATATACATAAAATTCATTATGTTGTTTTTTAATTATTTGAGTGAACCGTCTAGGATAATCATTTTTTATCTGCAACCAGTAACTTGCTTCCTTTTTGAAGTCCATCATTAATACTCCGTAATCCCGTATCTGTTGGAAATTGATGTTTTGCTGAACATAATATAACTTTACCAGATTTAGTTCGAATCTTATATACAGACTGCTTTGTGACAGGCAAGACTTCTCGTACCTTAACATAACCAGTTTCCCCAACAATATAATCACCAACAGTGATATCACGCATCTGAATAATACCTTTCGACTTTTCTTCAACTTCCGTATCTAATGTTAAACACCTGTTTAACTGCGAAGCGGTAACAAATAAAATGTCTAACTCTTTTGCTAGGTTACGCAATTCTTCGCTAACATATTTATCTTTAATAAACAAGTCACTCGGCGATACTTTTGTTGATACAGGCATGATCAAATCCAAGTAATCAATTATAATGAAGTCAATCTTCTTACCCGTCTTAACGTGTAGCTCTTTCAAGTATGCTCTAATATCATTCACGTTTGATTGAGCTGGCATATATTTGATTTGTAGGTCGCCAGATTTCTTACCAAACATTTTGACCTTAATCTCTACATCGTCCAAGTTTTTAAAGATTTGATTGCTTGCGAATCCCGAAATCATCGAGTCAATACGCATCGAGCAAAGTTCTTCACTTAACTCGAGACTAACATAGACACCGTTTAAACCTTGTTGGATCCAGTTAACTGCTAAGTTCTGCATCACTAACGATTTACCTGAGCCTGAACCGCCAGCGAAGATGTTCAATTCGCCTTTGTTGATTCCACCAAACAGTCGCTTGTCCAGTGTTGGCCAGCCAGTCGAACACTGTCCGTTATTATCCTTCAATGTTTTCAATCGTGCTAACGGATCTTCAAAATAGTCAGTGCCCATATCTTTTGTTAGACTGATTTGAAGTGCATCTTTAACTAATTTTTCAATAGGCCCATAATCATTTTCTTCTAGCAAGTCAGAAGCTGATAAAATGGCACGATTCAATTCTTGTTGTTTAGTGAAGCCTTCGAACTCTTTAAAGAACCAATCAAAATGTTCTTCAGTAATATCAGGCACTGCTTTAAGATCGACTGTAGTGGCAGCTTTGACTTGCTCACGAGTCGGCATCGCTTTGTATTCATCACAATGATGTCCAATAAATTCAGCGGCTGATCGCAGTGATCTATCAAAATTTTCTACGTTATAAATATTTTGTACGCGGACAAAAGATTGAGCGTCTTCCAACATCATTTCTAAGAACAGATGTTGGATTTCCTTAGTGTAGTTCAAATTGTTTCTCCATAAAGGATTTCAAATCTCTAGGATTGGGAAATTCATTGAGACCAAAGCATTTTAATTCGATACCATTATCCCGCAACGTGGACTGGATTAATGCTTCTAGGACTATGTTATTTATTATAACATCTGAATCGTGATTATTCAATATATCATTTCTATACAGGTCATATTGAGCATATTGATCAAGAATAGCAGTTTGGCCTTCCGTCCACTCATCGCAATACCGATAAAATCCGTCGAAATCTATGATATTACCACCTAGCGCCGTTATAATCTCAGTTGCGACTTTGCCAACGTTCAAAAATACGTCAAAAGTGTCATAACATTTAAACTTCTTATCTCTCGCATATGTGAATTGCGCGGTCATGTGGTCAGTCCACCATTCAAATAGGTTTAAACTCAGATATTCACGAAGTTCCCATTTTTCCATTGCTTCAATCGACGCATATTTTGAATTCCACTTCGATACATCGTTGCCTGGCAAAAGCATACGGATCCATTCATCCATTGTGTCACACGATTTGATGCTCGTTAATAGTGAAAAATTGATAGAATAATGTGGGCCGAGATACACCTTCACATCGCCAGGTTTGCTGTTCCTGTTAATCCAATCAACTTGCTCAGGCCCGGTGCCGTCAGTACATGGAAAATTTGGCGAGCAAAAGTTTAACTCGGCAGTTTGTTCTGGTCCTCGTGCCATCTCAGCAATTGAATTTGGTTGGAATTGCTTTTTCATATGATGCGATGTGAACTTTTTAAGATCTATATCAGGTTGAAATTGCGTCTGTATTTTTAAAGTTGGGAGATCTGTAAATTTGCGGATTAGGGATTCGATCGTTGTCGCCGCAGAGCCAGGTACATACATAAGCCATAATGTTCTCATTTGTATTTCTTTCTTAGTAATTGAATTTTTAATTTAGATGTCTCTTTGTTTTGGAAAATGTGCTTTAAAACAAAGAGTTTGCCATACTTTTGAACAGCACTGTTCACATCATCTATGCTTTCATCTGCCCATTCAGGAAAGCTTACACTCCATCCGTATTCAATAGCATGATCAATTAACTTTTGTCCCGCTTTGCCCTTATCAGGAACTACAATAACTTCACGGTTCAATTGCTCGATTATCTCTACTTGTGTTTCTGATATGTCATTACCCAAAACCGCCACGCCATTAATAACGGCTGCATCCAATGGTCCTTCCATTACAATTACGGCAATTGCATCATCGATTTGAGTATCTATACCGTACACATAGTTAGGTTCGTATTGGTTATAATACTTCATCTTTACGGCATCGATAGCCCTAGCTGTGTATCCAATCAATTTATTTTCGTATGTGAATGGGATGATAACTCTGCGGTTCATTTTTAAACCTGCTTGGCCTTTTTTAGGTGTCCAATACAGTTGGTTAGTTTGATCTTCAGATAAACCGCGGTTGTCTGCGTATGATATAACATCACACAAATCATCCGGTACATTTGAATAATCATCAGGACTAGATGACATGGCATACCATTGTAGCCACTGATCAATTGTTTTAGCATCTTCTGGTAATGCCCGTGGTTTAAAATTTATTTCAATTTCTTGTTTTGGTATATCGTGAACACCAGTGTACTCGCGAACTCGCATGGCTTCAAATACCATCCGCTTAATTTCACCTTCATCAATGCCTATCCACGACATTAATTTCCGCATCTTATACCCAAGATGCCAGCCTGACGCCCAGCCTGTCTTAAATCCACAGTTAAAGCAATGCCAGCTTATTCTATCGCCTTCAACTATAAAAGCACCCCGGCCACGAGAATCTGCCGTCTCACCATTATGAACGCAACACGGGGCGTTACCAGAAACCCATCCCTTTGATGCGTTTCTGGTTTTGTGACCTGACGTCCAAGCAGTCATAATTGTATTGATTATTAGATTCATGCTGTATTATAGCATAGATGGGTATACGGTGTCAATAAATTCTTTGACCAAGGTGGCGATGAAGCGGTGGCCAGCTTCATTTGGATGACCACCTGAAGCGAAATATTTCACCTTGCCTTTGTTTTGCTCGCGTTGAAGGGCGTCGTACATGCTGGAACCTGGCATGAGAAAATTTGAATCGTTGATCGTATTCGGGTTCGGCAGCACGTTGAACATCACGTATTTCAAATCATTTTGCTTGCAGGTGTTGATGATCGATGTCCCGTACGAGCGATGGGTTAGCTCATGAAGCTCATCGCAATCCGAATTTACGACGTGATTCTTAAAGGTCGGATGCCATGGATTCTCTGGATCATGCTCAATCCATGTTGAATGCTCCCAGTCATGCTCAGTGTTGTTGAACCAGCTATAACGAGAGGCTGAGGTTAGAGCGAAAACGTAGATGTGGTCGCGATGAGGATTTTGAACATGGGCCATGAATTGATGGAACATGCCAAGCATCGTATTGCCAGGCTCTGAATAGTTGATCGATTTTCCCAGCAGACCTAGGAAGGAATTCTGCTCACGATAATCTTTGTTTTCCCGCCAATACAAATCACCTTCTAAAGCATCAACAGCTTCAGCCGGTAAAGACGGATCAATTAATTCTGACCCGTACATCCACGAACAACCAAACCCTGTAAATTTTATAATAATTCAAATCCGTTAATGAAGCCAGTTGATTGGCCTTCAGCATACGCCGTAACTAGCTC